CCAAAGCTGATGGTCTTAAACTATATCCTCGTTGACCAAACCAGCAGGTACCTTTGTTAGGAGGTATAGCAAGGTCACCACGAATAAAATCCGAATCTTTGACATTTCTATTGTCTTTCAAGTTAGAATACATAAATCTTTCGAATTGATAGATGTTACCTGGATTGCCTTCATCATCAACCGCAGCTCTCATATCTCCAACAGGCATCATATCTGATAGAATGACATCTTTATTCTTCATATCATTATAGTTTCCAGATGCAAAGTTAGGTTCTACAACAGGAAGAGATGCATAAGAAGAACTTGCTCTGCAGTTGCTATCAAATCCTTCTTCAACCATGCCAACGAAGTCTTCTACTTCAGCAGTTTTACAGGAAGAACTTGCTCTGTAGTTGTTATCGAATTCTTCTTGATCCATTTCAAAGTTTTCTACTTTAGAAGTTTTACAGGAATTTACTTTCAATCTAAAGTCATTTGAAAGTCTAGAAGGGTTGCTTAGTTGAGTTCTCAACAAAGGTCCTACTTCTGGATTAGTCCCCCTCTGAGAAGGGTTGCTATTAAAATTAGATACTGAATAAAATTGAACTTTGTTAGGGTCATTACAGTCCTTATTTGGGACAAACGCTGCTATTTTCTGTGATACTAGTCTTCTTGAGGGCATGCCTCCAGCATAAGGCTCCTTTTTATCGTTTTTGTTACCATCCAATTTGAATGCAAATAGGATAGAAACGAGAATTGCAATTAGTACTCCAATAAAATTATTGTTCAACATTTATCTATATCAAAGAAATTATTTTAATTTTTTGTTTTACTTCAAGATTAAAATTAAACAAATTTTAATCTATATCATCGGAATTAATAGTTTATGGTTAAGTGGCTTAAAGCAAGTTTATATGTAACATTTGACACGGCAATTAATGTTTTAATATTAGCGTTGTTATTCATCATATTAAAAGGATTGATTTCAAGTAACTCTTTAAAATTGTCAAAATAGAATTGCTTATGAGCTTCATTTAGTTCATATTTACCTTTATAGCAAAATACCATCTCCACTATATCTCTATAATCTGTCAGGTCAAAATCTTCATATATAACAATATTATAGTCTGTAAGAAGCTTCATTATTTTACTTTTATTTTGAAACGTATTATCAGTATACGGTGATTTAATTAATGTTTTTGATTTCTCTGTATCTAAATCGAATTCGATTCTTTCGTTTTTAAAAGAATCTATTTTCACTTTGTATACCCGTTGAATGAAGCTGAAAACGGTATTGAACAATTGAATCTCCGAATCAATATTGATTTGAGAAACTTTTGAAAACGTAACCATATTATCAAATAATGATTGAAAGTTATTTTCAAATGTTTGGACAGTATAGTATTCGACGAATATGTTTTCAGACTGCGGTAATGTACAATTTTTGAATCTTTTAATAACATCAACATATGATTCAAGTCGTTCTTCGGTAGACGAAGACAGTATATAATCAAAGACTTGTCTCGGATTTCCATGATTCATAAACTGATTGTAGGTATCAACTTGTTCGAACGGTTGTTGTCTCAAAATACCCTTTTCCATAATATAGTTGACAAGGTCGATAGGGTCTTTGTTTAATTCGTGTTTGTTTAGAGTTATAAGTTCGTCGTATCTCTTCGTTTTTGTTACATAACTTTTTATCTCTTTTGCATTCCTAAAGGGTCTCAAAAAACCAGAAAGTCTGAATATCAAATTGAACTCGTTTGCAGATAATTTTTTAGTAGAAAGGATAATATCGATACTCTTAATAATCAGGGTAAAAATATCATGTGAAACGGAAGAATTAAACATATTGATGAGCCCATAATGATATCCATTGTGAATCACGTGAGATTTTCCGTAGTCGATTATGATGGGTATAACAGTTGTTGATACACGATATATTTTATCATGTGAAATCATATAATCAAACGATACAGGACTGTCCAATCTCTTTAGGACGATGTTCCAAGGAGTCAAATCATAATGAACAAACCCACATCTGTTTTGAGCTACCTTTAGTGCAAAGCATATTTGTACTAGAATGAAAAAGAATTCACTCATATTGAATTTCGTCCCTGATAGATACTGAAATAGTGTTTCCCCTTCCAGATATTCTGTTATCACATTAACCTTCTTGTTTTTCCTGTACAAACCAAATATGTATACAAAGTTTGGAATATGTTTTGAAAGATTGTTGATGACTTTATTTCCGATAAATGCTTCGTGTATATATTCAAGTTCTTTTTGACCTGCACATTCCTTTGTTGTCTTGATAGCAAAGTTAAAATTAGCTAGTTGTTTGAGGTTGACAATTGTGCTTTCATCCTTGCTCTTGAAAAGTTCATGTTCTACTGGGAGATTATCAAAATTGGTATTAAACATATTGGAAATGAATTCAACTCCTTTCAATAATCCATAGCATCGGCCAATTGGTGGTATAAAATGAATATCAGCGATAGTTTTTGATGTATTTGGAAACTTGGTTTCTGTTGTTAGATGTTTATATTCATGCTTAACTTGTGTTCGAATTGGATAAGTAAAATATTCTTGGGTTCCAATTTCACTTTTGAGGTGAACAAATAGTTTTTGCATATAGTCAAAAATGCCTTGCTTTCCTAGATAGAGATTATATAATTGGAAAGCATTTTTGGCAATCTGTTTGCATTGTTCATCGTGTTCTCTGCACCATTTAATCTGGTCGATGAGATTATCCATATTCGAATTGACAGGGACATAATGCTCGTATGGTTTCAACATATCACTGAACCATACTTTCCAACGAGAATCAACCATAAGGATAACAGAACCCATACTCAATTCAAGAGAAAGACGGAAAGCAGAAACATGACCTTGTATATGGATGATGTATTTATGACGAGATTGCTCTGATGGTGACTTAAATGATACGAGACCGAAATCGAATACATCTCTGTTTATTGTTTGTAGATATTCTTCATTTTCTAGTTTTCTTGGTCTAACGTTCCATTTGGTAATACCAGCATCGATATATGAAATATTATTTTCATCAGGTTCCGTTCTAAAGGAAATATCAGCAACTCTTAATCTTTGATTTGTTTCAATGGTAGTTCCACATCCAGTACATGAACCTCTAAATATTGCTACCGGTATCTTTTGTTCCCAAGGAGTACTAAAATCATGATTGTAATTAGTACAAGAAGGTGGAAACCAGATTCCCTCATCCTGATTTTTGACTCTTGCCCAGTCATCCCATGTTGGGAAGAGATAATCGGCATATCGGTCAGTTGTTGAATAGGATAAGATTGGTACATATTTCTCATAATTATGAGAGACCAAAGGTTTGGTTGAACTATTCCAGAGATTATGGTATGCTTCCGTTGAGTCCTTTGTTATGATTGGAAAATCTCTTCTGTTAATAAATAGTTCAATGTCAGGAACTTGTCGAGAAGCACATAGTTCTTCTAGCATATTCTTGACATTTGATACGTTGTTTTCCCCTTCTGATAATGGATTTTCATATCGAACAAGACAGTTGTTTCCAAACCATTCTTCGGTATTAGGGTTAACTTTCCTTGGGTTGAAATGTCTTTTTTCCAAAGTTGAAACATAGCTTAGAAAACCATATATATACTTTTGTTCTTTATCGATTCTGTCATCATTTCTTATCTGAGGAGAACAATATTGTAGGTATTTTGGGTCCGCCTTGATGTTTTCGGACCATTCATTGATGAATTGCGATTTAGAAAAAGGCAAGAAGACTTTCAATTGATTATTAACGATTTTAATGAATATTCCTTTTTTGAATTTGTTGAAAATATATCTAAATGTATCCAATGTAGATTCGCTTGATATGTTTTGATTTTTCTCCCATATAGGCAATTGAATATTTTCAAAGAGATTCTGTTCAAGTTGAATCTCTTTTCTCTCTTCATCTGAAGACTTTGGATATCGATAGTGTTGAAATTGCTCCTCATCTCCAGCTGTAAATTGGGTATGAGTAAAATCTCGATAACGAGGATTGGTTTGTTCTTCTCGTTCAAATTTAGACTGCTTACAGTCTTCTTGATTTATATAATAATCAGGTCTAGTTTGAAATTGTGCTGTTGTTGTCATCCTATTGTCTTTTATTAATGCTTATAATTTTTTTCTGATTCATTTTAATGCTAATTTTTTTTTATATTTTATTTTTAAAAATAAACTTCTCCTATATTAATAAATGTCATCCTTATCATTAAATGCTGCCCTTCGTGTTTGTAAGGTAGATGTTGGCTATGCTGACAAAATTAATTCTGATAGATTCCTAAATCCAAACAATATGCTTTGTCCTCTTTGGAATGGATTAGATGTTGCGGGAAGACCTGTATGTCCAGATTCATTTTATACCAAATCTGCGGGTTGCAACAGCGCTTTGGATAGAGTTATTGTTGAAAATGATGTATTCAGACCAAAGTATACTGAATATATTACTCTAAATGCTTCCGGTATAAATAATGGAAATGACCTTGATAGCATGCAACGCAATGCATCTATAAGTCGTTCTGCTGACCTCAGAAGCATCAACTCTAACAACCCTCGCTTTGGAGCCAATTCAACAATGGCTGGCAATGTATTCCCCAGATGCAAGGTACTCAGTCCCCAAAATGATGTTGCATCCATGAACGAGAACACTCGCATGGTTAACAATGCTATGAATGCCAGAGAAGGGTATGAACGCAGATGCAACTCTGGGTTTTAAACAATATTTGAACCGCGATTCTCTTTGGAGAATTGCTTAAAGAGATGAATATCCAATTCTAAATATCATATGGAAAGTCTAAGCAAAGATAAATTAATTTCATTCCTTCAAAACCTTATCATAAAAGTAGAACAAGATAACCTATCAACCAGACAGCATCATGCTATCTGTGAATTTTATACTTGCTACAAATTCAAAGAAAGGAAAAAAGAAATCACAATTTCAAACGAAGATTACCTTAAATTTTTAACTTTAGGTTGGTATATATATTCTCAAATGGAATCCCCATTATTATAATTTACAATATCAAATGATATTGCAAATTCACTTATATTTTTATTATTTTTTGAATCTGCTTTTCAATCAGAAAATGAAACTCAATTATCGGATTATTAAGCAATATATTACTATTTAATAAACCATCAATATGACATCCAGACTGTTTTAATACATATAAACAACCTATATCCAATAAATCAATCACCATGAACTTATTGGATATAAATCTTTTTATAGAATACAGATAGTATTCTTCCTTCACTTCCTTTAACACCTTCGGATTAAACTCATTACAATACATATAATACTTACGAAATGACAACAATATTACGTGTTCAATATCTTTCTTTGATATCAAACTCAAATTCAGTTCAAAAAGGTATTCTTTAAAATATAGTCTGTAATCTCTTTCAGATAATACGAAAATAAAAAAGAATATTTTATCAATAAAGTAAAGCATATACAGTTCAAATTTTGTTTTCGTATTTGTACTAATTATTTCAGTATAAATTAACTTCTGTCCAAATACAAAATCAGACCTAATAAGATTACAAAGGTCAATATCCTTCTTATTTTGATTATCATAAACCTCCCTTCCAATATAACTCAAATCATCATCTAATTCATAAATACAACTATTCTTGTTTCTTATTTTATCCAATCTGATTTGAACTGATTTTTTATAAATATCGAACGTTATATCGGTATGTATAAAGTCAGGGTCATCTATAACTAGAACTTCAGGACTATATTTTATATTATATTCAACCCTTTGTTCTTCCATTTTTTCTTCATATCCTGATATATTTTCTTGATTAGCATACTTGTTTTTCATACTATTATTAGTTATAATTGAACCCATCTTTAAAAATCAAAAAGTTAATTTATAAGTTTCAATTTGAATTAGAACTAAATATTTTATTTAAATTGAAATTCAATATAAAATAATAAATAATCTAGAAATAATGTCTATTCGAATTCCAATCGATAACCTATCATATGAACAGAAATATAAAGTTGATAATGACCTTGAAATCAAGATTGAAAACTCAAATAAGTTTGGTCCTAAAAACAGCCGTTCCTACTACCCATACGATATAATAGATAATGATGTCATTCTCCCTTTAGGTTTCGCCTCAAGTGAAATGAAACTCCTACGACCACAAAGAGACTCATTTCCAACCTTTAATTCTCTCACCTTTGGTGGTTCGTTAAGAGAAGAACAAAAACAGATTAAAAAGGAAGCACTAAAGTTTCTTAGTTCAACCGGTTCGGTTATCATAAGTGCCTATCCTGGATTTGGAAAAACGTGCACATCTATCAATATGGCTATCGGAATAGGCTTTAAAACACTCATTATTGTCAACAAAATTATTCTCATCACTCAATGGAAAGATAGCATCATTAAATTCTGTCCAGAAGCATCAATCCAAATTGTAACTGCTAAAAGCAAAAAACAAGATGCTCATTTCTATATTATAAACGCTATCAATGTCCCAAAATTAAATAAAACATTTTTTAGTGATATTGGAACGGTAATCGTAGATGAAATTCATCTGATTATGGCAGAATCGCTTTCGAAATCTCTAATGAATGTGTTTCCAAGATATATATTAGGATTGAGTGCAACACCTTACCGACCTGATAGTCTTGACAAACTTATCGATATATACTTCGGACCAAATAAAGTATGCAGAAAACTATGGAGACCTCATACGGCTTACAAGATTAGAACCAATTTTAAACCAGAAATACAATACAATTCAAACGGACAGATGAACTGGAGCGCCCTAATCGACGAACAAGCCAATAATTACGAAAGAAATGAACTGATTGTTAAACTCATTATATTATATTCTGATAGAAACTTTCTAGTACTTGTAAANAGAATATCACAAGGTGAATATCTATTGAATCGACTTATTGAATATGGTGAAAATGCAACTTCTCTCCTAGGTGATAATCAAGTATTCGATAAAGAAGCAAGAATTCTAATTGCTACAGGTCAAAAGTGCGGAACTGGTTTTGACCACGATAAACTAGATACATTGCTATTAGCATCTGATTTTGAAGAGTATTTTATTCAATATCTTGGGAGAATCTTTAGAAAAAAGGATACTGAACCAATTGTATATGATTTTGTAGATAAAAATGGAATTCTTGAAAAGCACTTTAAAACTAGAAGGGAAATATATGTTCAACATGGTGGTGAAATCAAAAACTACGATTTAAATAATCTTAACTTTGAACTTGAAATTCAAGATGAAGTTGAAGCAAAAGCAGAATAATAAATTTTAAATTGCAATACAATTTAAAATTATTTACTAATAAACTTGGTTATTTAAACTCTTCTTCTAACCGACTTTCGTACTGGTGACTTTTTAACGGTCTTTCTTACCGGTGTCTTTCTAACCGTCTTTCGTACTGGTGACTTTTTAACGGGCTTTCGTACTGGTGTCTTTCTAACCGTCTTTCGTACCGGTGACTTTCTAACCGTCTTTCTTACCGGTGACTTTCTAACCGTCTTTCTTACCGGTGACTTTCTAACCGTCTTTCGTACTGGTGTCTTTCTAACCGTCTTTCTTACCGGTGACTTTCTAACCGTCTTTCTTACTGGTATTGGAACTATAAATTTAAAATGATCATAATTGATAGGAGTAGCTTGTCTTGCAACCATAGGAGTAGCTTGTCTTNCAACCATAGGAGTAGCTTGTCTTNCAACCATAGGAGTAGCTTGTCTTNCAACCATAGGAGTAGNTTGTCTTGCAACCATAGGAGAAGGTGTTTCCCGTATAATCATTTGATTATTTTTCATAGGATTAGGTTTTCGTAATGACATAGCGGTATTTTGTATTAATGATATAGGAGTAGGTTGATTTAATGATACAGGAGCAGGTGGTTCCCACATAATCATTTGATTATTATTATTCATATTAGAAGTTTGTTGCTTAGGAGGAGTTTGTTGCTTAGGAGGAGTTTGTATTGAACTTTTTTTATCAAGAGAAAATGGAACTCTATTTCTTTGTTTACAAATATCTTCATATTGTCCTAATAGTCTGAAACGTTGATTGATAAGTTCTGTATTTTCACAACCAATATTTTTATCAGGATGTAGTTTAAGAGACATCTTCCTATAATTCTTGACAGAACAATCTGATAGATGACTGTATATATCATCTAATGATAGTTTTTTATAAGAACAATTTACATCTTGAGTTGGGTTTCCTTCAGATTCAACTGGAAATATGGGTAATATTTCATTATTTTGTTTCGATGGTTTTTCAGCCTCTTCTTCTGTTTGTTCTTTATATACTGGTGCTTTCCATTCTCTGTTGGATGGGTCTAAATCAAGTAGTTTACTGATATCTACAACAGTCATATTATTGTATTTTTGTATTCTATCATTAAAATCTCTAATCTTTGCATCATCGTTGAAATTCATTATGTTCATGTATAAATATAAGTAATCGTTTATATTTTTAGCCTGCGATTGTGATATTCCTTCCATGTCGATGCTTAGATAAAGGGTTAATATTCCAAATTGCCAGGCTAATATAGCTTTATCGGAATTTGCAGATTTCCCTACCGGAATATAACCATTTTTATCTTTATATTCAAAAGGAGGGAATGATGAATACGATTCGCCATTTTCATTTACTACTAAACTACCTAAATTTCCAAGGATAAAACGAACTCCATCTTCTCCGATTTTAAGAGGATTATCACATTTGAATAGAATATTTTCTATGTTAATATCAGTATAAACTTTGCCATTTTTTAACAGGCAATTCATTTGTTTCCATAGTTTTTCAAGCACATTGAAAATTATTTTTCTAGGAATTCCGTTAGGATAATTTTTATTCATCTTTCCTCTCCAATCAAAAATGTTCCCATCAATAAGTTCCATAAAATACGGATATATTTTATCATCTTCTGCTTCAACTTTTTTTCCAAGATATCTTAGTTTTAAAACATCACAACCGCTATTTCTAACTTGATTTGAGATTGCTTCTTCATTATTTTTTTTAGAAAATTTAATCGCAATATTAGATTTCGTAAAAAAGTCAGTATACACTCTAACTACCTCATCAAAATCTTTCAATATCGGTCGTCCTCCTCCTTGTAAACTAAATTCATCTATTCCATCTACGTTTCTTATATTAATTGCATATAGTTTCCCACGACTGAACTGAATTTCAATATCAGATAATTTATATTTATCTCCAAATAAATAGTCTTCCAATATTTTTTGATTGACAGAATTCTCATCTCTTAATTTGCATATACTAGCCATTTATTATAAGTAAATATATTTCAAGAAACGGTAGAAACTAAATTTAAATTTTTGTTATTCATATCAGTCTGATGAAAGATTGGATTTATTGTGACGATGGTTTGATAATGATATCGAATACATAGAAAAAAATTGTTGTATATTAGTTTATAAATAACCTGAATTTGAAGTTAAATAAAACAAATTGGAATTCAATATAAATTTATATTGAATTTTGAAGAGTATTAGCATTTTGCTATAAATTTGATGAGTTCTGCTTTTAGTAGTTTTGAATATCCTTTGCAACCTGATTTTTTTGCTAGTTCTCGAAGTTTAACAACAGTTAGTTTTGATAGATTAGAAACAGGAGACCTTCCTACTACTGGTGGTCTAGCTACTGGTGGTCTAGCTACGGGTGGTCTTCCTAAGGGTGGTCTACCACTGGCTGAAGGTCTACCTTGATTTTTACTGAAATTAAAAAGAAATACTACTAAATCAAATTTCTTCATTTTGCTGTATCCTATACAGCCTAGAGATTTAGCTATTTCTCTAAGTTGAACAACTGTTAGTTTTTTTAGTTTTACAACTTGTTGTGCTGTAGGTTGAGGTGATACATATATAGGTGCAGACGCAGGTGCAGGTCGATTAATCATATCTGGTTCACCGGATGAAATAGATGTATATATTGATTTTGCTCTAAGTTCGAGATTATTGTCAATATAGGATCTAAACAAATTTGTTTTAGGACTTTTTAAACCAGTTTTTGAAAATAATCCACGTTCAAGTTGGTCCAAATGAACTTGAAATTTATCAATATCGGCTGATGTCACAGTTGCAATACGATCCCAAGTTAACTTGTCTCTTTTATCACTCATATATTTCAGTATTTGTGTATTAGTAGAAAACTTATAAAACGGAAACAACGATATTAGTAATATACCCATTTGCCAAGAGAGTGTAGATTCCTTTTCTAGTAATGTTTTCAGTTTAAAAAGCCCTTGTCCAAAGTTGACAGGAGGATATGTTGCTATATAATCTCCCGAATCGGATGGAACAGCCGAACCTAAATCTCCCAACATAAAATGAACATTATTATGTTCATCGCATTTATATAGGATATTTGCAAGCTTAATATCGGTGTAAACATAATTTTTGTTAAGATTAAATAGGCATAACAATTGAACTCTGATTGTTTCTGCAATATCTAAGAATATTTTAGGATGATTTTTCAATTCGGGTCTAATAGCTTCATCCATAAGAAATCCGTATAGATCTCCGTCTGCAAGTTCCATAAAGTATGAAAATCCAGAAATTGCGGTTGACAATAAACCAGAGAAAAGACGCATCCAAATAGTTCTGGGTACACTCCAGTTTTTACCTGATTGTCTCATTTTTAAAATATGGCAATTAGAATTATTGAGGGTATTTGATATTTCTTCTTCTTCGTTATCAGAAGTAAACTTTACAGCTAAAGCAACTCTCTTATTAGCATCAACATATTTTAATACAGTACCATAAGCGCCTGAACCTAGGGTATTACTACTAGAAAACAAATAATAGTTAGGATTACTATTATTTTTTTCACCTCGATTACCAATATGAATTTCGCATCTATCTCCTTTA